AAGAAGTTTGCACCTCCACGCAATGTTTTTTGGTGAATTTTGTTAGATACTTTTTGAAGTTTAGTACCTAAAGTTTGGAACCAACCACCTTGAGTGTTATAGAATCCATCACCCGCTGTACCAACTGTACCAGCCGCAGCTTGTGTAAAGCTAGTTCCATTCCAGGAATTGTTGTTCAATGCTGACCAATACTCAGTTGTTGGAGCTGCAGAGATTAACATGTCCAAGATCTCTAAATCGATTTCCATAGATACGTACTCAGATAACATTGAAGTTAATTCTGCTTCAGCATCAATTGAATGGTAAGCGTTTAAATCTTGAGCAAATTCTGGAGTCCATACTGCTTTCAACTTACGTGTTTTAGCAACGATTGGATCTGATTGCATTTCCAAGTTAATTTCTGGAATATCAATATTGGTATTGTATCCATTGCTGAATTGTCCAATATTGTCCTCAAAATCACCTCTAGTAACATCAGTTGGTTGTTTGCTATATTTAACTGTTAATGAGAAAGATCCTGTAGTTACAGCCGCAGAGTCGATAATGAAATCGATTGAACCAACTGTTGTTCCGTCTAATCTAGTGAATGCTGCATAGTTAGCTAATGGAGTTGACCCAGAAACTAATGCAAATGAACGAACTGCTAATGGATCTAAACCTGGCAATGATGAAGTTGCAACAGTAATTCTTTTGTAAGAAGTTAATGCACTTGTAAAGTTACCGTCAAAGTTAACAGATCCAGAACCAGCTACAGAACCAGTACTAACTGTTGCTGCTGTACTTGAAGTTTCGTTCATTGAGTAACCAAAACGACCTGCACCATATAAACCACCTGCTGCATCTGAACCTGTAGTTGTTACACCGAACATAGAGTCTAATGCATTAGGGTTACCAAATGGATCACCTACTCTGGAATTGTTATCATCATCAAATCCAGGTTGAGCTGTACCATATTTAAAATCTAAGTAAAATACTAGACCAGATGGCAAGTTCATTGGTTGAACTGATACAAATTCTTTTGCTGCAAATTCAGCAAAGATTCTTCTTACTAATGGTAAAGCAACACCAGCCCACTCTTCAGATCCTGCTGTTGTACCTGTAGACGATGCTTCTTTTACTAATTGACGTGCTTGGTTTTCAAGCAATTGAGCCATTCCGGCTTTTTCAGTTTCGGTTCTAAGACCTTCTAACAATCCTGTCTTCTCCCATTTAGAAACTGCTAATTTAGCATTGTTTCTTTGAACGAAGTCATTTGTTTGTAATAAATTTGAAATTGACATTTCTTTTTCCTTTTTTTAATGTTATAGCAATCCTGCTAATTTTTTCCAACGATTAGCTAATTCAAAGCCTTCAGTTAAAACTTGAGTAGTTTCTTTCTTTGGAGCCGTTGATGCAGCTGGTTTAGATGCATACGATTCTTTAACTACGCGTTTTTTAGTTGATGGGCGATTGAATGATTCAGCCAATGTACTAAATACTAATTTAACTTCTCTTGTGTTTCCAGCTCTGTCAAAGTTTTCAATTACTTTTATTTTTTGACCTTCTGTTAACTCAAAGTTACGGAACAATTTGTTTGTGTAAAGAAGTTTTGCATTAAGCAAGTTAACTTCTGAAATTGTTGACTTCATGATGTGAATTGCATTGTAAGCTTCTTCTAACTCAGCTTTCATGGCTTCCATTACTGAATCATCTTCCACTTCGTCTTCTTCCTCAGCTTCATCTTCTTCACGTAAAATTGATTCAATGATTTCATCGATATCCATGTCGTCGCCTTCTTCTAGATCGTCTGGCATACTGTAACGTTTCTCCATCATCGGTTCTTCGTCGTCCATCATGTCGCCTTCTTCTAAATCGCCTTCTAATTCGCGGATGATTGCTTCAAGATTAAGATCTTCATTGTACTCATCTGTCATTTCATCGTCCGCCATCATGTCATCTGCCATAGGTGCTTCTTCGTCACCCATCATGTCGTCTTGTGGCATTTCTTCGTCGTCTGTCATTGCATTATCAATTTCAGCGTCAAATGATTGTCCGCCTACGTTGAATGAAATGTCGTTATCGACCCAGTCAACACCTTGTGATTCGTCCTCTGCAGGTACATCACCCATATCGCCCATATCATCCATTGCTGGATCTTCAATTGACATTTCGTCATCCTCGCCTTCGATTTCATTAGTTAACTTAGTTGCTAACATTCTTTCTAAACGTGGGGCAAATGCTTCTTGTAGAGCGATCTTTGCGTTTGCTAATGCAGTTTCTTTAACAGCACGAGCGTCAGCGATTGCTTCTTTTAGCAAATCTGATTTTGCCATAAGTTTTACTCCTAAATTTTGTTTTTTGGAAATAAGATTATTTGAAATCTTAATAGAATATTTTTAATTGTCTTTCACGCTATATTAAGGTGGGAATAGCGTATTCTAAGAATAAATATAAGCATGAATGAAAAAACAGTAAAAAAGCCCTAACTTTTTACGGCTAGGGCTTAATTAGGACTTATACGGCGCAATTTGGAAACGCTTATAAGATTTTAATTTGCATGTTGATTGCGTACCATTTGCATAAACTTTGCATGTTGCAATTTCTGACGCTTTATTACTCCTGGTTTGATAAATTCTCGTCTATCTTTAGTTTGTTCTAAAATCCCGGCAGATTTTACTTTGCGTTTCCATGCTTTAAGTGCAAATGCTAAATCTTCTCTGGTAGATCCGATAACGTTGACAGCTAATGATTTTCCCGGTACTGTTTGTTGATGTTGTTTTTGTTTTTTACTCATATAACTTGTTTATAATTTTATGCAACCGGTTGTTCTGGTTGATTTCTTACTTTGAATCTAAAATGTTTGATGTTTGGTAATTGTGATATATACCCTTGAATTCGTTGAGCTTCTTTGCCCGGATTTTCTCCTAAACGAAAATAGATATATGCACTTTTTCCAGTTCCAGACAATTTTTTAGTTACTACAACAAATCCTTTTTTCTTGGTCCATTGTAAAATATCCATCAATGTTTGTTTGGCTAATGCTGGATCGATCATTACCATTTCAACTCCGCCTTGATACTCAGTAATACGATTATCTAAACGAGCTTCGTCGATTTCTTCCGATGTCATTGCAGACATAAGATCTTTTGTTTTTGTTAATTCTTTATTGTATTTTGTTAAATTTACAGTATCTTCTATATCTAAGCCAGGAACCACCGGATGTTTTTTTGCTGTTTGTTCAGTTAATCCAAAATAGTCTCGATATAATTGTTTTAGTTTATTCATTTTATTGCCTTTAATATAAAAAATATCAATCAAATATCCAAATTATTGAACATCAAAATAACGGTTTAAATGTTGTCCGATATTTTCATAACACATTGCCATTCGATCTTGTGATTCTTTTAATTCACGTGCCGCTTGTTCAAAATCACGATAATCTTCATGCATTCTTTTATTGTTCTTTTTGTGAGCAACATTAGACATCCAATCTTCGCCTTCTGTCATAATGCGGTCAGCATTTTCTACAATTCGTTTAACACGTTCAACAATTTGTTCTAAATCGCCTTTGCCATATACTGATTCACCCAATGCTGTAAAGTTAGCTACTTCTTGTACGAATGCTCTTTTTTCTTCCTTAGACATTGGTTGTGGCTTATCTTCTAGAATCGTTTCCAAGATAAATTTTAAGTTCGGTGTTCTCATGTTATATTCTACATTTACCATTATCACATAAAATCGATGTAATAATGCTGTTTACTTTATTATATTTGTTTGTGGTAGTACTAGTACCAACTGACTCGTGCATGTGCGTAGGCCGCATAAAAGCGCCATGAGTCGAAGGATTAGAAACAAAGTCCCAACAAATCAATTCAAAATCTTCTTGAACTTCAACGGTACCCTCACTTCGTAGTTCTTTAACAGATCCTAAACCACGAGATGATATACCTAGTGTGATACCTGCTTTGAATAAAGCCTTTAAAATGTTTCCACTTGGAGTTTCAAGAATCTGTACAGCTCCTTTTAAATCATCACCATCCCACCAAATTTTCAAAATGTTATGTGATACATTGTTCAAGTTAACTACAGATGACTCTGGGTGATCTAATTCGCCTAACGCTCTGTGTTGATCAATATACTCATTTTGATATCGACGACATTCACGTTCTAGTATGTTTCTTGGATATATTCTACCATTTTGATTTTTAGATCCAGCTCTTTGCAAAACTCCTTGTACAACAAAACCACCAGGTATCCCATATGCAGCTCCACTCGATTCAGCAAGTGAACCAATTGGTTTAAATGGCATATATTCTACTATTAGTTGTTTGTTCATGTTATTCTCCTAATGATCTTACTCGTTCTGATATTTTAATTAATCGTTCTGAAATTTTATTCAATGCTTTTGCCGTGGCAGGTCCGTATGTTGATGATGCTATGCCTGCTTCTGTTTTTAGTCTAGAATTATATTGTACTAATTTTTCAATTTCATGAAGTTTTTTAGCAATTTCTTGTATTGTGTTTTTTACTTTGCGATCTGGCGACATATTTGCATCACCTGTTGCAAAGGAACGATATCCTTCAATAAGTTGTTCATATTTTTTTTCTAAAACATCTTCAACTTTAAGTTTAGTTCCAGAATCTCGATCTTTTTTACGAGCAGTACCAGGTGTATTTGTTATATCTTTAGATGGATATTCCATATCTTTATTCCACCATATGTTATCATCTAATGAAAATGCAAATTTATCATTTTGTACTTCTTCGTCGAATTCTACCGTTTGATATTGTCCTGGCTTCGCTGTTTTAGAAACAGGGCCGACATCTTCATTTACATTTTCATATTTAATTGATTTGCTTTTCCATTTTCCTGGCTTAGCAAATGCAGCTGGCGTATTAAATCCTGCTACTGCTCCCGTAACATTTTGTTCGTCTAAATCATCCTCATTGACATACGCATCATATATTTCAATTGAATGTGAATCAAATATAGCTAGTAAATCTGCAAGTTCTGATGCATTGTCTGAATAATAATAATTAGATCCTCGCAAACTAATATCTTTATAATTTCTAGCAACATCAGCGTATATATCTAATGCTTCTCGAGCATCGCGTATAGCTACTTCTATATAATTAGTATCAGCTTGTTCATACTCAGCAAATTTATCATCCATTTCTTTTAACAATGATCTCATGAGTGCATTCCTTTTAATTCGCGAACTAAATCAAAATAACGTAACAATGATAGTACATGCGATTCTTTGATTGTTTTCATTGATTCTACATTGCAAAGCATTTCCGACAATGTGGCTACTTTAATTTTGGTTGCAGCATCCGTTATTGATTTTGTTTGTTTTGCTAAATCAGATTTGATTGCAGGAATAATTTTTTGAATATATTCTCGCAATGCGGTTGTATCATTAACGTGAGTAATGTATTTGTTCAACAACTGTTTTTGAGATTCATCTAAAACTGAATATTTTTCATTGAATTTATCAATCAAAATTTTATATGATAATAATCTCATATCTTTTGGTTGAGCTTCAAATGTTTCCATTATAGAATCGATTGCTGGTTTGACGCGTTCTGTAATTATACTGTGATCAATTATCGCACGTTTACATTCCATTAATTGTTTAGGATTATCTGTTTCATTGTATTCAAAAATCATGTTGATTGATGCTAATACTTTGTAATTATTGATATGCATTTTTGCCATATCTGTAAACACAAATTTTTCTGAAATTTCTTTTACTAAATTATATCGTTGGCGTTTTAATAATGATTGATTTAATTTGTCATATGTCGATTTAACAGTACGAATATAATCTAGTGCGATAGCTTCACTTCTGAACTGTTCTTTTACTAGAGAATTATACAATTGTAATTCCTTAGATAATTCAGTGTTTCTGCCAAAATACTTTTTAATGATATCAATCGTTACTGATTTATTTGATGTCAATGTTTCTGAGGTTAGTTTCCTCACTAACATTTCAAATAAAATACCCGTATTTTTGTATTTTGAATGTTTGATTTTCTTCATGCTATATACGATGCCTTGTTTTTTTAATAAATATGTTTGTATTATAAAATGTTGTTTTCATCTAACATAGTACCAGCATCTGAATCAGTTTGTGATATTTTACTAGATTTCAATGATTCAGTAATAATTGATACTGCTCGTTTTTTAGTTTTTAACTGTTTAAGCATTCGACTTTCAACTGT